TAGGCAAGATAAGCATAGAAGTAACGATGAAAGTAACGCAAATAGTAACGCATCGAGCGTTACAAATGCGTTACCAGAGAAGAGAAGAGAAGAGAAGAGTATAGATATAAAGAAAGAGAGAGCAACTGGCGTTGCTTGTCCACCAGATGTTGATCAACAAATTTGGGATGATTGGAAACAACTCAGGAAAGCCAAGAAAGCACCCGTAACTGAAACTGTAGTTTCAAGTGCCAGACAAGAAGCGTCTAAAGCAAATATGTCTTTTAGCGACTTTCTAACTGTTTGGTGTGCGAGAGGTTCTCAGGGTTTACAAGCTGAGTGGCTAAAGCCCGAGGAAAAGAATCTAAGCAAAACTGGTCAGATGAACCAAAGAGTTATCTCTGGTTTAACAAGAGGTTTAATCGGAGGCGGCAATGTCAAACTACTCGGAAACTGATTTCTGTACAGCAGATCAAGGATTAGATTACATCTTTGCGAGAATGATGGCAATCTTTGGAACACCATTTAATCGGCACTTTGACGGCATAGACCCAGAGTTTGTTCGGCAAGAGTGGAAAACCCAATTAGGTCGATTCCTGACATACCGCCCAAGCATGGACTTTGCTATTACCAAACTAGATGGAGAGTTTATTCCGAGTGCCATCAAGTTTAGAAACTTGTGCAACCAAGGGCCACACATCCCCTTCAAAGAGGTTTTGAAGATCGAGAAGCAATCTACCGAGGCGGAAATACAAGCAGCCCTAGAAGCAAAAGAGAAGGCTAAAAAGTGGCTTGAATTACATAAGTGGAGGACAAATGAAAGTTCTTCCAATTAACAACTTTGAAGTTGAGCCTTGGTTGCTTGAAAAACACTATGCCAAGCGTATGCCGCAAATAATGTTTGCGTTCGGGCTTTACAAAGATGACATTCTGGTTGGCGTAGTGACCTATGGAATTCCCGCCTCACCACCACTTTGCATGGGAATCTGTGGGAAAGAATACTCAGATAAAGTTTTAGAGCTAAATCGTGTCTGTTTACTGGACAACCACAAAAACGAAGCATCATTCCTTGTTGCGAACTCAATCAAGCTACTGCCAAAACCAATGATTGTGGTTTCGTTTGCAGATACAAGTAAAGGTCATGTTGGCTACGTTTATCAAGCCACCAATTTCCTTTACACGGGTTTATCAGCAAACAGAATTGATTGGACAATCAAAGGCCAAGAGCATAAACACGCAAAAACCATTGGTGATGGCCTGACCTTGGCAGAGATAAAAGAACGTCATGGCGATGATTTTTACTATGTCGAACGATCTAGAAAGCATCGTTACATCATTTTTCACGGGTCAAAGACTGACAAAAAAGTTATGCGGTCTAAGCTGAAATACGAAGTCATGCCTTATCCCAAAGGCGACTCTCAGAGATACGACTCTGGAACAACTGTAAAAACCCAACAACTTTTATTCGCATGAGCCACCACCAAGCCCACATCCTGTTAGACAAAGTAAAAGATGGAGTCCCCTTTCCGCTTCATCTGATAAACCAAGCCTTAGAACTTACTGGTGACTTATGTATTCCAGAAGAAACCTAGAAAGCCCAAGCGATAGGGTAATCCTTGAGCAAGCTGAAGCAAGGGAACTCTACCGCAACTGGGAGTGGTCAAAGAATCGTGATCTCATCAGGGCAAGACTTGAGAGAGCCGAGAGAATCTATGGTACGGGTGCAAGAGATCGAATCCGTTTTTATATGCAACAAATGAGGGATGGGACACTTCTATGAGTTTCATGGTTATGTACACAGTTTATGGAGAGCCTGTCGGGAAAGGTCGCCCAAGGTTTGCCAGAAGGGGAGCTTTTACTCATGCTTACACCCCTGAAAAGACAAAGACCTATGAGGATGAAATAAGGATGATGGCTAGGGCAGCAATGGGTGCTTCAGAGCCATTAGAAACGCCTGTAACAGTTGCAATTTATATCAGAGTTGGAATACCTGCATCATTCTCAAAGCAGAAGCGCAAGGATGCCTTGTCAGGAATCTTGAAACCAACAAAGAAGCCCGATTTGGATAATGTCGCCAAGTGTTTTTTAGACTCAATGAACGAAATTGTCTATCTTGATGACAAACAGGTCATAAATCTTCATGTAACTAAGGTTTACGCAGAAACACCCGCAGTAGAAGTAATGGTTAAAGAGGACTTGAACTAAGGGTTTGTCCTAGTAGTTTTTTTGCCAAACAAGAGTAAATTAACAGTTTTTACAGGAGTGAATATGATGGAATCAACTTGGGAATTTGACACAACAGTAGGCGCTGGTAGTGAAGTGGTCACTATCGTTTACGAGTATTCGTCAGACGAAGACGGGACTTACAACGAGTCCATTAAAGAAGTTTGGTTTGAAACACGCAATGTCATTGGGCTATTCTCTGACGAACAATTCAAAGAGATGGAGTGCGAGGCGGCAATGCGTTTCCAGCATCACAAACTCAACTACAAGTATGAGGATGTATGACCATAGAAGGCATTATCCGCATGGCAAAAGAGGCAGGGTTTGATGATGAAGAAATTAATACTTGTCAACAGATATTGATTCATTTTGCCAAACTAGTTGCAGAGCATGAACGCAATGAAATAATAGAAATTTTGGATGCTTCAACTGGCTATGTTCACATGGATGCGATCAGGGAAAGAACATGATTGAACAAAAGAAAGACGCACCAGGCAACCCACCTTATTACGTGTGCACTAACTGCAAATGGGCTTTTCAGGCTTTGCAAGAGGCTAACGAGCATGGTAGGCGATGCGGGAGAGATGAACCAGCCCCTATATACCGACATTACGAAAGAGACATCAAATGACAAGAGAGGAACTACTAGACCAGATCGCAATCGAAGTATTGAAAAACCTACCGCATAACTTTGCCAGTGATGCCTACAACATCGCAGAGGGTGTGCTAGAACGTAGGGATTCAATACTTCAAAAATGGGCTTTAACTGAGGCTATCGTTTTTGATGGCATTGAAAAGCTCAATTTAACTGTTCGATCTGAGCGTTGTTTAAAGGCCGATGAAGTATATACATTAACTCAATTACTAAACTGTACTAAAGACAGATTATTAAAAACACCCAATATGGGTAGAAAAAGCGTTAATGAGATAATCGAGAAACTAGCCGAGCATGGGCTTAAATTAAAAGGCGAAGCATGAGTGATAATCCACATAAGGCGATACAGTTTCTAATTGACACAGCTCCTTTATATTCCAAGGCCAAGGCCACTAGGATGTACTTAGAAGAATTCAGGAAATCACGCAAGGCTCAGCTCATGAGCCAGGCAGGAACAGAGGTTCTAGGAAAGCAAGAAACCTATGCCTATGCTCATGCGGATTATGTTGGCATCCTAGAAGGCATCAGGGAGGCGGTAGAGATCGAAGAAAAGTATCGTTGGATGATGACGGCAGCGCAAGCCCGAATTGAGGTGTGGCGAACAGAGCAATACTCAGCCCGAATGGAAATGAAGGCCACCACTTGAACAACAAACTAAACGCAAGGCAAAGACTACACATAGGGAAAGTAAAACTATTGCCATGCTCAGTGTGTGACGCACCAGGCATCAGTGATGCACATCACATAGAACAAAAACTACAATATTGCGTGATCGCTTTATGCAGGGATTGCCACAATAGTTGGCATGGCACGAAGGCCATTTGGCGGGTTAAAAAAATGGATGAGTTATCAGCCCTTGACGTTACCATTCGCAGATTGACGCAGGAAATGCCACTGGAAAGCGATTCAAGCCCCTTTTAAGCCGTTTTTATGCACTAGGGTATAGCTACTATGCCTGACGTAAAAAAAGAGCTTATAACCCTTATTTGACAGACAAGAAAAAACCCTCCGAAGAGGGCTTGAAATTAGCGTTTTGTAAGTATTCGTAGAATGAGGGCTAATGTTGCATAGATCATGCTTCCTCCAATTTGCGGGCTTTATATTGCAAATAAAGGGCATTTTCTTTGCATAATTCAACCTCATGTTCTGCCAAACCATTTGCCAATTCATTTGCTAATTTAATGGCTTGATTTGCTTTTTTATCTGTTGGTGCTGTTATCGCTAAAAACAGGGCTTTGGTTAGTGCTTCAATTTGTGTCATTTTTAACCCCTTAAATTTGCTTTAACTTGATCACACGGGCCATTTTTTGGCCGTGCGCAGGGTATGCAATCAGTGGCACGTCTTTAGACCAACAAGCTCTGCAGCCATTACAGTTTCCACCGTGTTTGTAAGCTTCGCATAATTGAACCCCTTCACGGGCTTGAAAAGTAGCAGCATCAGGCCCGATTACCGATCCATGCAAGCCCTCAATATATTCCCCTTGAATAGAATCACTTGAAAATCTAACCTTAACATTAGGCAAAGCTTCCATTTGTGCGAAAACATGGGCAAATTTAGGAAATTTGTGCATCCTAGTAGGCAACCAGTGGTTCACCCAAGGGGTTTGTATCATAACTTCTAGGATTTTCTCAGCCAGCCCTAGGGTGTAAACGTCCCCAGAATCAAACCAGCGAAAATAGCGATCGGAATCCAACTCTTGAACCATATCGGAAACCCAGTCTAAACGCTGCCAGTCTTCCCGATTAGACAATCTTGGGGCTTTTACATTGGGATAATTGTAATTACCTGTAGTGGCATAGCAGCCCTTACAGGCATCTACAAGCTCACCAGGAGCAGCCCAAGAGCCTGGACAAGTATCAAGGGCTTGCAAGCTCCAAGATCTAGCATTTAATTTTGAGGTTTGAGAAATTTTGATCATTATTTACACCTATTAAAAAAGAAAAGAGAGATTAGATTGTGCAGCATCCGCAACATGGCGCATCTTCACAGCGGCCCCTTTTATTGCGATAAAAGGTAGAAGGCCCATGTTGACCAAAAAAGGTAATTGTGTCGCTGTCGGTATCAAGTACAGCCGTTTTTTTAACTGTATCGTAGAGAATCCAATCCCCTTTATTGATAACCGCCCTTGATTGTGAGCAGGTAGAACGAAAACGGGCTTGCATTTTTTTAACCATGTGAACACCTATAAAAAGAAAAAGAAAATTATTTGAAAAGAACGTCAAAATATTGCAAAGCCCCTATGCAAAGCATTAGACCTAATGCAATGGCAGCAAGGTAATCCATAAAAGTGTTTTTCATGGTTTAGCCCCTTTTATAGTGTATTGGTCTCTCATACAGTCCCCGTTCATCTCTATAAATTGAGACGTAATAACCATATTTTGAGCCGTCATCATAGGTTAAACCGATAGTTTGCCCGTATGCAATAGGTGTGCAAGGCCATGCATGGGAAAGGTTCTCCGATTCTAGGGCTGCGGACAATGTAGGGAAATAATTGATTTTCATGTTGAAGCCTTTCCAAGTGTTGAAGTAGTCAATTTAAAGGCTATAGAAGCCCTCTCTGAGCGTGAAAATGATTGACGTAATGCCAGCCAGTCAGTCAGTCGCATTGTGTTCGCTACGAAGTCGCAAATTATGAGTGTACGTACATTGCCCGTACATTGTGCATGGTGAGCGGTATAGCGAAGCCCGTTATCTCTAATTGATCGGCGAATCGTTTTGTAAGTTGTTTTATCCATTTTGAAACCTATTAAGAATTGATAAAAGAGAGAGAAATTCTTACCCTCTCATATATATAGCATAAAAGAATCGTGCCAACTCTTGTAAGTTGTTGATTTATAAGACCCCTCCAAATCCCTAATAGGGTTTACCCTTGGAACTATTGTGTGCAATAATTAAATAAATCATTTAAAGGTTAAAAAATGGGCAGACCCTCAAACCCTCAAACAAGGTATTTCCAAAGAACCTTGTCAGACCCTCAGAGAATGATTCTATTGGTAGCGGGAAAGGGTAATTTATGCCGTGGGTTTGAGAATGTTCTAGATCTATACAGCCATGCCCACAATGAGGGATATCGCCCAGGCATGAGCTTGAGTATTTTAAATATAGATCGCGGAACAACTAACAGCCCTAATCCAAGGGAATCAATAGATAAGGTAAGAGAGTACACAAGGGAATAAGACAATGCTAAACCGATTCAAGTAACCCAATAAAGAACCCGCCGTCTCTCTTACCCTTCTAAACGCAAATGAGAATCATTCGCATCTAGGCCACTGTATAGGCGCACAGTACTGTAAGGATAACCATGAGGGTAAACCCTAAGCTGTATGGAAACACAGTAGGGTAAACGAGTAGGTAGAAACGATAGGGGGGGGAGGGGGAGAGTGGTGTTGGTAGAAATTTGTGTACCCACCTATCCTCAGAAAAAGCTAAATTGAACTAATCCATTCCAAGGAGGACAAAATGGAAAAAAGAGGAAGAGGAAGGCCCAAGGGAAGTGTGAAGATGACCATACAGAGGTTTGCTGACAATCCTCCCTTGGTACTACCTAAGACAGACCATCAGAGGCTCAAGGAGCTTAAAGAGCTAATGATCAGGTCTGGGGGTAAGGATGTGGCTCAGAAGGTTATTGAGATAGCCCTTAATGATGACCATCCGCATCAATTGGTTGCTTTGAAGATGTGTTTAGATAGGACTCTTCCTATTAGCATGTTTGAGAAGGATAAGTCTCAGAGGAGTGCTGTGACGATTAACATCACTGGATTGGGACAAGAACCTACTGTTATCGATACTGAACCACAAGATGTAGAGGCTAAGTATGGCTGATCTGAACTTCTCTCTACTTCCTTGGCAACAAGAAGTCTTCAAAGACCAAACAAGGTTCAAGGTTGTCGCTGCTGGAAGGCGTTGTGGTAAGAGTAGGATGGCGGCAGTTACCCTACTGATAGAAGGACTCAAGTGTCCACAAGGGTCTGCGGTTCTGTATGTGTCACCGACAATGGGGCAGTCTAGGCAGATTATTTGGGACTTACTGCTAGACCTTGGTAGAGAGGTTATACAGAGCAGTCATGTAAACAACCTAGACATTACTCTGATAAACGGGGCTAGGATCTATGTTCGTGGTGCGGATAGACCTGATACCCTTCGTGGAGTCTCCTTGACCTATGCCGTTCTCGATGAGGTTGCCGACATTAAACCTGAAGCGTGGGAACAGGTCATTCGAGCAAGTTTGTCTGATAAACGGGGGAGAGCACTCTTTATCGGAACTCCGAAGGGTAGAAACTGGTTCTACGATACCTTCAAACTAGGTGAGTCAGAAGATGACCCTGATTGGAAGAGTTGGCACTTCACCACTGCTGACAACCCTTTGATTGACCAAGCAGAGATAGATTCCGCTAAGAAGACCCTGAGTACCTTTGCTTTTAAACAAGAGTTTATGGCTTCGTTCACCAATGCGGGGTCGGATATTTTTAAGGAAGAATGGATTAAATACGGGGTTAAGCCTGAACATGGAAGCTATTACATCGCTGTGGACTTGGCAGGATTTGAGGAAGTTGCCAAACAAGCGGCTAATTCTAAGAAACGTTTGGACGAGTCTGCTATCTCGATAGTGAAGGTGACAGACGATGGAAAGTGGTTTGTTGAGAAGATAGAACATGGGAGATGGGATATCCGTGAGACTGCCTCTAAGATTCTGATAGCCATTAGAGACTACCGACCCCTTAGTGTGGGGATAGAGAGGGGGGCGCTAAAGAACGCTGTTTTGCCCTATCTAAGCGACCTGATGCGAAAGAACAACACCTATGCTCATATCGTAGATTTGACCCACGGGAATAGAAAAAAAGCGGATCGAATCATCTGGGCTTTACAAGGTAGGTTCGAGCATGGCAGAATTGTGTTAAATTCGGAAGAAGATTGGGATGAGTTCGTAGACCAGTTAATTCTGTTCCCCGCACAAGGGGTTCACGATGACTTGCCTGACTCCCTTAGTTACATTGACCAACTTGCTGTCACTTCGTATATGGAAGAAGATGACTCCGAGGAGTGGGAACCAGTAGATATTATTTCAGGAGTGTAGGATGGCAGATGGTTTGTTTAGCCCGTACATAGGCAATCCTAATATTGCCAGACAAGCTATTCGTGCTAGAGAATTTGCACAACAGCGTTCTGCTGAAACATTGCCAGACCCAAGAACATATGGTTTTATCCAAGGATTGCTTGGGACAAGACCAGATCAACTAGGAATGAGTGTCCTTAGTGAGAATACTCAACCTGCTAGACAAGCAGCAGAACTTGGATTTGCCGCCAATACAGCCCTCAGTGTTGCTCCTATGGTGCAAGGAATTTCTAGAGGTGCAAAATCTTTATCTGAGATGATTCAACAAATGCGGGGAGTGCCAGTTGCCGCAGAAAACGTAGCTCCACTTATGGGATACCATAGAACTACAATACCATTTGAAGGTGACTTTGTAAATACGAAAAATAAACTAGGTGTTTCATTTGCGGGAGATCGAGGATTTTATTTTTCTCCAGAACTAAACGATCCAACTGCTGATATTTTTGGTAAACACATAATAGCAGCCAATATAGCTGTAAAAAATCCAGCTCCCGTATATCAAGTTAATTTTGGTATGACTAACACTCAAACACCAAGAAGCATCATACAAGTTGATAAAAATTGGTTAAAGCAGAATCCTGAGTCAATTAGAGAAGGTGGGTTGGCTATAGCAAATTCACTTGAAGATGTTATTGCTGGAAAAACTATAGGTAGATCAGGATCATTTAAAGAGTATGAAGAGCAAGTAAAACAAGCGGCAAAAACCAAAAAGTTGTTTGTTTTAATCGACCCAGAAAAACTCTATGCTAAACAAGTAGATTTGTTGGAAAAAAAAGGATACGATGGTTTTAATTACGTTAGACCAGAATCTGCGACTTCATCTATGCCATCGCAAATAGTGGCCTTGAGACCTGAACAAATAAATCGTCTTGCATCAGGCAGAGAAGAAAATATACTAAAAGAACTACAATCTCCAACATATGCCGACCCATTTGTCGACACTACAAGGTAATATTATGGAATTCCAAGAACCTAGCGACTCAGACAAAGAGATAGTTAACTTTGTTGTTAACCATTGTGACAGGTGGAGGGATTGGAGAGATGTTAACTGTCTTGATGATTGGCTAGAGTACGAGCGTATCTTCAATGGTGAGTGGGATGCCCAAGACAAGACAAGGGACTCTGAAAGAAGCCGTATTGTTACCCCCGCTACCCAACAAGCCGTAGAGACACGCCATGCCGAGATCATGGAAGCAATCTTTGGTCAGGGTGAGTTCTTTGATATTCAAGACGATATTCGTGATGTCAATGGTAGTCCTTTAGATGTTGCTGCCATCAAAGCACAACTCATGGAAGACTTTAAAGTAGACAAGATTCGCAAGTCTATTGACCAGATTGAGTTGTTGGCTGAGATTTATGGTACGGGTATCGGTGAGATTGTTGTCAAAACAGAGAAAGTCTATGTTCCTTCTACTCAGGCAATACTTGGTCAAATAGGTCAAGCCGCTATCGGAGTAGTAGAACAAGACCGAATCGCAGTCAAGATTGTTCCTGTTAACCCCCGTAACTTCCTGTTCGACCCTAATGGAACATCTATTGATGACTGTATGGGTGTGGCTATTGAGAAGTATGTCTCTATCCACAAGATTGTTAAAGGTCAAGAAGAAGGTATCTACCGCAAGGTAAAGGTTGGTACTGACTCGATGGACACGGACTTAGAGCCTACACAAGAAGTCTCCCAGTACGAAGATGACAAGGTAAAACTACTTACTTACTATGGCTTAGTCCCTCGTGAGTACCTAGAACAGTTGGAAAACGAAGATGGTGAAGTAGAAGATTTCTTCCCTGATGACACTATTCAGGACGAGTATTCCGATCTGGTTGAGGCTATCGTAGTGATTGCCAATGATGGTGTTCTTCTGAAAGCAGAAAAGAACCCATACATGATGAAGGATAGACCGATTCTTGCTTATCAGGATGACACAGTTCCTAATCGCTTGTTGGGTCGTGGTACTGTTGAGAAGGCTTACAACTCACAAAAGGCTATTGATGCCCAAGTGCGTAGCCACTTAGATTCTCTAGCGCTCACAACTAGCCCAATGATGGCTATGGATGCTACTCGCCTTCCTCGTGGTGCTAAGTTTGAAGTAAAGCCAGGCAAAGCAATCCTGACAAACGGCAATCCCAATGAGATTCTGTTCCCGTTCAAGTTTGGCAATACTGATGGTTCTAACCTGACAACTGCCAAAGAGTTTGAGCGTATGCTTTTGATGGCAACAGGAACACTTGACTCTCAGGGAATGATTACTGCTGTCTCTAGGGATGCGGGTCAGGGTGGTATTTCGATGGCTACAGCCTCGATTATCAAGAAATACAAGCGTACCTTGGTGAACTTTCAAGAGGATTTTATGATCCCCTTCATCACCAAAGCCGCTTATCGGTATATGCAGTTCGACCCCGAGCGTTACCCTACTGTGGACATGAAGTTTATTCCCACGGCTGCACTTGGAATCATCGCTAGAGAGCATGAGCAACAACAATTCATTGCGCTTTTGCAGACTCTTGGCCCGAATACGCCTGTTTTGCCTATCATTCTGAAGGGAATCATGGCTAATTCATCTCTGTCTAACAGATTTGAGTTGATTCAGATGTTGGATGAGATGAGCAAACCTGATCCACAAGCACAGCAGATGCAACAAGCACAGGCTGAGTTGGCTATGCAAGCGGCACAGGCTCAGATTGCTGTTCAAACTACACAAGCAGAGCAAAATCGTGCTGAAGCTGCTAAATTGTTGACTGAAACACAGTTAATGCCTCAAGAAGTCCAAGCTAAAGTGATTGCATCAACCACTAAAAATCTACCAGAAGGCAATGAGTCTGCTGAGTTTGATAAACGGGTGAAAATTGCTGAATTGATGCTTAAAGAAGAAGACATTAAGAACAAAGGTAAGATTGTTCAGATGCAGATGGCAGAAAAAGCTAATCAGAGCAAAAAGGATGAAGACTTCCTTAAAAGCATCATAGGTGATTGATGGACGCCAAAAAAATATTGCTGTCTGGCGCATCAACTGAGGCAAAACTGGCAGCTATTGCCATTTTACTTGGTAAAGAACTGCCTGAAATCCGAGCAAAAGTCTACGAAGTTAAGAAGCTACAAGGTCCACAAGGTGAACGTGGTGCTGATGGCAAGGATGGTCTTGACGGAAAAACTGGACCGCAAGGAAAAAACGGTGTTGATGGTCGTGACGGCAAGGATGGCAAAGACGGTGACGATGGAGACACAGGTATTTCTATCGTTGGGGCAAAGATAGACTTTGATGGCTCTTTAATTCTGACATTTTCTGACGGCACTATTACTAACGTAGGTGAAGTTGTAGGTGAGCGTGGCGCTTCTGGTTTGACAGGCGCACAAGGACCAACCGGACCAACAGGTTCTACTGGTCTGACTGGACCAACAGGTGCTACTGGACAGATTGGACCTACTGGAGCTACAGGAATTCAAGGTCCGACAGGCCCTCAAGGTTTGCAAGGTATACAAGGACCAACAGGTCCACAAGGCGTTCAAGGCATACAAGGTATACAGGGTGATCAAGGTATCCAAGGTCCGACTGGAGCTGTTGGACCTACAGGTCCTACCGGAGCGACTGGTCTAACCGGTGCTACTGGACCTACTGGCTCTACTGGATTAACTGGACCAACCGGACCTACAGGAGCTACCGGCTTAACAGGGGCAACTGGTCTAACTGGTGCTACAGGTTTGACTGGTGCTACAGGACCCACAGGAGCCACGGGTTCTACCGGACTTACCGGACCAACTGGTCCAATAGGTAATACAGGAGCAACTGGTCCTACGGGAACAAGTGGCCCAACTGGTCCTACTGGTCCACAAGGGCAAGGCATCATAATTAAAGGTGCTGTTGCTACAGTTGGCGATTTACCATCATCAGGAAATACGGCTGGTGATGCTTATATTGTTGAATCCACAGGAAATTTGTATGTTTGGAACGGAACATCTTGGACAGATGCTGGTCAGTTAGTTGGACCAACTGGACCAACGGGTGCTACAGGTCTTACTGGCGCAACTGGTCCGACAGGTGCTGTAGGTCCAACAGGACCAACTGGCTCAACTGGTTCTACAGGCGCTATTGGTCCAACTGGCGCAACAGGTACTACTGGTAATACGGGATTAACCGGACCAACTGGTCCAACAGGGGATGTTGGCCCTGCCGGTTCTATTGGGCCAACCGGTCCAACTGGTATGATAGGACCTACAGGAGCTATCGGTCCTACAGGTGCTACTGGAGCAACAGGATTAACCGGTCCGACTGGGCCACAAGGTAATATCGGTCCTACTGGACCACAAGGTATCCAAGGTATCCAAGGCATACAAGGTATTCAAGGGCCAACAGGTCCAACGGGTAATCAAGGTCCAACAGGTTCTACAGGGCCAACAGGTGCAATAGGACCAACAGGTGCGGCTGGCGCAGGTTTGCTTAACCTTGATGGCGGGTATCCCAACAGCGTGTACGGCGGAGTTAACCCAATAGATGCAGGTGGTGTGTAATGACAGTTCAAATTCAAATTCGCAGAGGAACAGCCGCAACATGGACTTCGGTTAACCCTTTATTAGCAGAGGGTGAGCTTGGTGTTGAGCTTGACACGGATAAGTTCAAGATTGGTGATGGCACAAGCAATTGGAATTCTTTGCCTTACGCTACTGGCCCGACAGGACCAACTGGCCCCACCGGACCAACAGGACCCACAGGAGCAGATTCAACAGTTGCTGGTCCAACAGGTCCTACGGGAGCAACAGGTTTGACTGGGCCGACAGGTCCCACAGGTGCTACAGGACTGACAGGTGCTACTGGGCCGACTGGGGCTACAGGTCTTACAGGTCCAACAGGACCGACTGGAGATACTGGAGCGATAGGTCCAACAGGTCCTACGGGTGCTACTGGTGCGGCGGGTCCGACAGGTCCAACTGGGGCAACAGGCTTGACCGGACCAACTGGGCCTACAGGATCAACAGGTCTTACGGGCGCAGAAGGACCTACTGGGCCAACAGGTGCAACTGGTTTGACAGGACCTACAGGACCGACAGGATCCACGGGATTGACTGGTCCTACTGGACCTACGGGTCCTACTGGCCCAAGCATTACCGTTCAAGATGAAGGTTCAACACTTACTACTGCATTAACTAGTTTAAACTTCACAGGTACAGGAGTTACAGCGACAAACACGGGTGGGGATGTTACAGTTGCCGTATCAGGTGGCGGTGGTGGTACATCATCCCCTATTCCTAAATTACAATCTTGGTCAATTGGAGCAATGTAAATGGCACAGAATACAAACCCTATTTTTCCGCTAATCCCTGCTAATACATGGGTTAGTGGAGCAGCGGCTAATGCGGCAACGCCTGGTGTTACTGCTAACACAACTAAAGACCTGACTAGCGGAACAATCTATGGCCCAATTGAAACAGCAGAAGCAACTAATGGTTCAAGAGTAGATTTTATTAAAGTTAGAGCGCTTGGCACTAACGTAGCAACTGTTATTCGTATTTGGTTGAACAATGGTTCTGCAACAGGTACAGCGGCTAATAATGCACTTTATCTTGAAAGAACTTTATCATCAACTACTGTTTCTGAAACAGCAGAACTACCTGACATTATTTTGCCTTTAAACATTAGTTTAGCACCAAGCTATCGTATATACGCTACGTTTGGTACAGCGGTAGCGGCAGGTTTCCACCTGACTGCTGTTGGTGGGGATTACTAATGTTTACGGGTTTTGCATCCGAGAACACACCTGCAATTCAGGTGTGGGATTTCTTTAGCACATTTGCAAATACAACCGCTGTTCGTTCAGTATCTTTGCCAGATGACTGCTCACCTATTCAAATTTTTCGTACTGGAGCAACAACAACTGCAATTAGACTTTATTTGCCCACAGCGCCAATTGAAGGCAAGCAAATAACAATTTCTAATCAGAGGTATGGCGGTAGTTCTCAATCTATTAGTATTTATTCATCGGATGTAAGTGGTTTTGGTACAGGCTCTGACTATTCTATTGTCACCCTTGGACAAGGGGATTCAATAGTCCTTGTTTATTCAAAACAAGGTATTTCTTTTGGTACAAGTTCCGGTTATTTACAAACGGGGTGGCTGTTATTAAATAGAGCGTCTTCTGGCGCAGCTAATAGTTACTCCGCAGTAGTAGGAGGGGGTAGCAATACTGCTTCTGGCGCTTTTTCCTTTATTGGTGGTGGTAACAGCAGCACAGCAAGCAATACAAATGCTGCTGTTGTTGGTGGTAACGGCAACACAGCAAGCGGTTCAAGTGCTGCTGTTGTTGGTGGCAGCAATAACACAGCAAGCCAAGTTGGATGTATTGTGGCGGGCGGGGCTAGTAATAGTGCAAACAACACATATGCCTCTGTTTTTGGTGGTTCAAGCAATAATGCAAATTCTCTTGGAGCTACTGTAGTCGGTGGTGAGAACAACACAGCAAGCGGGTCTAATGCTGCTGTTATTGGTGGCGCAGGAGGCTTAACAAGATCAATTATTGGAAATTTTGTAACATCTGCAAGCAACACACCAATTGCATTAAATGCTCAACAACTGGCTACTTTATTGCTAGGTAGCCAAACCACAAACGCAACCGCAACAATTCTTAGAAGCAACACATCTGCCGCATCCACAACCAACCAAGTCATCCTACCCAACAACAGCGCCTATACATTCCAAGGAACTTGCATTGCAGCAAGAACTGCGGCTGGCGACACTTCCTCGTGGAAGTTTGAGGGTGCAATTAAGCGTGGTGCTAACGCTGCATCCACAACTCTGGTTGCGGCTGTGACTCCAACTGTTATTGCTCAAGACGCAGGGGCTTCTACATGGGTCTTGGCTATTACTGCTGACACAACTAACGGCGGTATTGCTGTAACTGTTACAGGTCAGGCGGCAACCACAATCCGATGGGTAGCAAAAATCGAAACAACTGAGGTAACTTTCTAATGGCTCTTAAAATCTCTATCCCCACAAGCAATGTCGGTGTTCCATTCACAGACGCTTATGCCCGTATAACCAACATCTTTGGCAACAAAGATCAGGTGCAATACCAAGTGTCTGTGTCTGCCAATGCTGATGCTAGGCAAGCAAATGCTCAAGAAGTGGCACAACACGCCTTCTATTGCCCAACTCCACAGGGTAATCTGATGGATGGTCTATATGCTGACCTGAAACTGCAAGTAGGTTTTGAGGATGCTGAAAACTGCTAAGTATGAAAATAGCTGTCTACGCCATTAGCAAAAACGAAGCGCATTTCGTTAAACGGTTTTGTGATTCAGCCAAAGATGCTGATTTGATTGTCATTGCTGACACAGGTTCAACTGATGATACTGTTCAGCAAGCAATGAATGCTGGCGCTAGAGTGTTTGATATATGCGTAAAACCTTGGCGCTTTGACAAAGCCAGAGATGCCGCACTTGCCTTACTTCCATCTGACATTGATATTTGTATATCTCTTGATTTAGACGAAGTGCTAGAGCCAGGATGGAGAAAAGAGATAGAACGGGTATGGGCAACCGACACAACCCGTCTGCGCTACAAGTTTGATTGGAGCAACGGGGTCGTGTTTTACAGCGAGAAAATCCATCATCGCTATGGCTACCATTGGCATCACCCAATCCATGAGTACATTCGTGCTGATAACAGAATTCCAGAGGTGTACGCACATACCGATATGTTGTTGGTAAGTCATCACCCTGATGAAACAAAGTCAAGAAGTCAGTATTTACCTTTGTTAGAACTTGCGGTCAAAGAGGACCCATATTGCCACCGCAATGCTTTTTACTACGCTAGAGAATTGACGTTTTATTGTCAATGGAAAGAGGCTATCCCTGCGCTCAAAAAGTACCTGACAATGCCACAAGCTGTTTGGAGCCATGAGCGGTGCTATGCTATGAGGCTTTTGGGCAAGTCACACGAAAGCCTTGGTGAGATCAAAGAGGCTGAGAAATGGTATCAAGGCGCTTGTCTTGAGGAGGCTAACACCCGTGAGCCTTGGGTAGATTACGCCATGTTCTGCTACAACACTAACGATTGGGAGACTTGTTATTTTGCGGCAAATAGGGCATTGAAAATTAAAGAAAAGTTGGAGGTCTACACAATGGACCCCTCTGCATGGTCTGACAAACCACACGACCTTTGCAGTATTGCCGCTTGGCATCTTGGGTATAAGGATAAGGCAAAGCAAGAGCTTGATGAGGCTTTAAAATTCAAACCCAATGATCCCAGACTACTTGCCAATAAAGAATGGATGACATGACACCTGAACTACAAAATTATTATGACGCTCGATTTGACATGATGTCTACTCAAGGATGGATAGATTTAATGGAAGATATTGACAAAATGATAGAGCCTTTGAATAATATCGCAACGATTGCAGATGAAAAAAGTCTACAATTCAGAAAAGGTGAGTATTCAATCCTTATTTGGCTGAAGAACTTAAAACAAGTCAGCGAAAGAGCATTTGAGGACTTAAATGAGAAGAATGTATGAATTTGCCTGTATAAATGGGCATAAGACAGAAAGATTTGTTGATTATGAGGCAACAAGTCTGAAGTGTGAGTGTGGTGAGGATTCTCATCGCATTCTCTCAGCGCCAGCTTTTCGCTTAGAAGGGTGGTCTGGAGCGTTTCCATCAGCGCATGGAAAGTTCGAGAAAAGCCACTTAGACAAGTTAAAAACTGAACGCAAAATCAACTCATAAGCAATTATGCCGAGTTGAATCTCCTACAACCGATTAACGGCAGGAAAAGGAAAAAAGTATGTTAGTTGATGATGACAAAGAAGAGTTGGGTGAGTTAGAGATCGAAGAACAGAAGATTTCGCAAAAGAATGAACTTCCTGAGAAATACAGGGAAAAAAGTTTAGACGAGATTGTGAAGATGCACCAAGAGGCTGAAAAGCTAATTGGAAAGCAAGCACAGGAAGTAGGCGAGGTTAGAAAGTTAGCCGATGAACTTATCAAACAGAACCTTGGTTCACGACAACAACAGACTAGACAGGAAGAGCCTGAAGTAGATTTCTTTGAGAATCCACAGAAGGCAGTTCAAAAGACTGTTGATAATCACCCAGACATCCTAGCGGCACGACAAGTAACGCTAGAAATGAAAAGGTCACAGATTCAGCAAAGGTTAGCGCAAGAGCATCCCGACTTTGGAGACATTGCCAAAGATCAGGACTTTGCAAATTGGGTGAAATCTAGCCCTATTCGCATTAAAATCTTCGAGCAAGCCGATTCTGGATATGATTACGACTCAGCCAATGAATTGCTATCTACCTATAAACAGCTACGTTCTGTTAAACAGAAGCAAACAAGTAATGAGGGCGAGGTAACTCGCAAACAGAACTTAAAAGCAGTAGGTGTTGATGTAGGTGGTTCTGGTGAATCATCAAAGAGGGTATACAGAAGGGCAGACCTTATTCGGCTCAAAATGCAAGACCCAGATCGTTATGATGCTTTAAGTCAAGAAATTATGGCAGCATACTCAGAAGGTCGAGTTCGTTAAACTTTAGGAGATTTAATCATGGCATATCCAACACCAGCGGTTACAGTAACAACCGCAGACAAATTCATCCCAGAAATCTGGTCAGATGAAATCGTAGCCGCATACAAGAAAAACCTTGTTTTGGCTAACATCGTAATGAAGATGAACTTCAAGGGCAAGAAAGGTGACACAGTTCACATTCCAGCTCCTACTCGTGGTAACGCATCAGCAAAAGCGGCATCTACTGCTGTGACTCTGATTGCCGATACTGAGACAGAAGTTCAAGTCTTGATTAACAAGCACTATGAGTACTCACGTTTCATTGAGGACATTGTTGAAGCACAAGCATTGAACAGTTTGCGTCAGTTTTATACTGCCGATGCTGGTTACGCTTTGGCTAAACAAGTTGATACCGACTTGATCCAATTGGGTCGTGCTTTCAATGGTGCTACTGTCGGTACTAACGACTACGCAACAAGCAATACATCCACCAAAGCCTTTATTGGCGGTGATGGTACTACTGCTTACAACAGCACATCTTCCAATGCTTCTGCGTTGACTGATGCCGCTATTCGTCGCACGATTCAGCGTTTGGATGACAATGACACTCCTATGGATGGTCGTTTCTTCATCATTCCTCCTTCAAGCCGCAATACGTTGATGGGTCTTTCCCGTTATACAGAACAGGCTTTTGTGGGTAATGGTAACGCAATCCGTACTGGTGAAATCGGTCAACTGTATGGTATCCCCGTGTTCACATCTAGCAATGCTGATACTGGCGCAGGTAACTCTACAACAGATCGTATCTGCTTGATGGGTCACAAGGACTCTATGGTTCTGGTTGAACAAGTTGGTGTTCGTTCACAGACTCAGTATAAACAAGAGTACCTTGCTACTCTGTTTACATCTGACACTCTGTATGGTGTAAAAGCCATGCGTACAGCCGCCACAACTGGTGCAGCTTTGTCTTCTAGCGCATTTGCGTTAGCAGTTCCAGCCTAATAGTTGCCTTTTCCCCTCGCCTTAATCGGTGGGGGGATTTTTTACATCAAGGAGATTTATTATGG